ACGGCGACCTGGGCGCGGATGCGGATGATGGCGGCGCGGGCGCCGACGGCCACCTCGTCGTGCTGATCGCGGTAGTCGGCCTCGATCGCGTTGCATTCGGCGAGGACGGCGGCGAGCGCCTGGGCGATCCGGTCGCGCAGTGCGGTCTGGTCGGCGGGCGCAGACGGTGCGGCGGCAGGCGTGGCGATGAGCGCGGTCTGCAACTCGTGCCGCGCCCCGAGGGCTTCGACGCCGGGGTCGGTGGTGTTGGCGATCAGGTCGTCCATCGCTTCGAGGGCCCGGCGGGCGGCGTCCCGCAGAGGGTCGATGGCGGGCGGTTCCCAGACGGCCTTGCCGTCGCGGATGGCGTTGACGCCGTTGTGGTTCACGGGCATGCGGTGCTCCTTGATCGATGTGATTGGGTGGGCGGAGACCCGCGCCGCTACCGACGGCGCGGGTCGCTGCGTTGTCACGGGGTGGGGGCGGCCAGGGCGTCGGCGACGGTCCGGCCGTGGTACGTGAGCCGCGGCGCCAACTGGCGGGCCAGCCGCAGCGCCGTCTCGTTGTCGAAGCGGTGCGCCGCCTCCCACTCGACGGTGGCCGGATCGTCGGGCTCGTCGTCCTCGCTGATCCCGCCGGGCTGGAGGGACCAACGCCCGTCGGTGCCCCAGTAGCTGAGCCCGTGCTGCACGGCGTACAGGCTGCCCTGCTGGTGCCGAACGTTCACCGTGAACTCCCACCGTTCGTCGTGGCCGAGGGGCAGGCAGGACACGACATAGGCGGTCGGCAGGACGGTCGGCTCCGGTACGCCGGGCTTCACGTGGCCGAGGCCTTCGCGGATCTCCCGCATCGTCATCGCGGGCTTCTGGTCGGTCATGGGGTTCCTTGTCTGGTGGGCGGTTCGCTGGGGTTTGTGCCTACTGCGGGCGGGTCAGCTGGCGGCGGCGAGGCGCTGCGTGCAGTCCGCCCAAGCGACGACGACCGGGAACTCGCCGTCCTTGTGCGGGCCGGTGCAGCCCTCGCAGATCTCCATCTCGCTGAGGTGCGAGCAGGTCTCCTTGCCGGGGATCTCGTCGCCCTCGTCGTCGAAGAAGTCCTCGCACTCGCGTTCCAGGCATTCGAGGGAGCCGACGTCGACAGTCAGCGGAACGTGGGCGGTGGGCGGCTCGGGCTTCTGGGCCGCAGCCTGCTTCGGCCGGGTGTGATCACGGACCCGGCACCGGTTCCACGGCACCATCTCGCCGTCCTCGGCGGAGCAGGCCAGGCAGGCGTCACCGGCCGGGGCGTCGAGGCAGACCGGGCCGTCGTCGCTGGACGGGTGACGGTCCCGCCAGAGGTCCCACGCCTCGCCCTCGGTCTCGATGTCGGGCTCGGCGCCGTGCGGGCACTGGTCGCTGCCGACCTCCCAGTAGAAGGCTCCGGGCTCATGCAGTTCGGTCATGTCAGTTCTCCTGTCGGTGAGTTGGTTTGTCTAGGTTTCGCATCCCGCTCACACCGGGCTGCTGTCCGCCGTTTCCCCGGCCCGAGGGTCGGGCGGCAAACAACGGGCGACGTCACGCGGCCATCGCGTCGAAGTCGGACAGCCGTCGGGCCGGGGCGGCGACTGCGGCGACGAGGACCGCGGCGAGCGGCGGGGGCACGGCGTTGCCGACCGTCAAGTGCCGCTGGCCGGCGGTGCCGTGGAAGACCAGGCCGGGCCGGAAGCCCTGGAGCTTCGCGCACTCGGCAACGGTGGGCCGGAGGTTGGGCCGGGGCGTCTTGCCCTCGGCGGCCTCTTTCGGTGTGGGCCTACGCAGCGGCACGTCCCGGTCCGCCCACAGCGGCCGTCCGTCTTCGTCGACGGTGCCGATGGTGCGGGCCATGGCCTGCCGGGTGCCGTTGCCGAACGGTTCCGCGCCGCCCGTGTAGGTGCCGCCGCCGGTGACGGACGGGGCGGGGCGCTGCGTGTATCCCCAGCCGATGACGTCGGCCATGGCGGTGAGTGCCGGCTGGCCGAGCCCGCCGTGGGTGGGCGCTGGAAGCACAGCGTCGCGGGTGCGGCTGGCGATGAGGACGGCCCGCTTGCGGCTCTGGCCGAGCCCGTAACGGGCGGCGTCGACCACGCCCGCGGTCGCGCTGTAGCCCCAGCTGCGGAGGATGTCCGCGTACTGCTGCCAGACGGGGAGCACGGACGGCACCTGCTCCATGCAGATCCAGTCCGGCATCAGGTCGGCCATCCACCGCATCGGCTCCGCGGTGAGGATCGACCGTTCGTCGCGGCAGGCGGCGCCGATGACGGCCCGGGTGTCCTTGCCGCGGGAGAGGTCTTCGATCGCCTGGTGCACGAGCGGCAGGTCGAGCAGGCCGAGCTTCTTCCCGGACTTGTTGAAGCCCGGGCAGGGCGGCGACCAGATGCCGCCGTCGGTGCGGCCTTTGAACACCCACGTCGGGTACTGGGTGACGTCGCAGCGCACTGTCGGGTGTCCGGCTTTGTGGCGGGTGAGGGCTGCGGCGGCGTCGAGTTCGAGGCCGATGTCGGTGAGGCCGAGGGGGCGGATGCCTTCGGACCAGCCGATGCCCGCAAAACCGTGGACGATCATGCGGCTTCTCCTTCGGCGCGCTCGTGCGGTCGGGGCAGTGCGACGACGGCCGCCTGCTCGCACAGCGGGCAGGTGCAGCGGCCGTGCGTCGGGGTGGGGCCGGTGGCGGTGGTGCCGATGGGCCAGCCGCCGGTGTGGGCGATCCGGTAGCCGGGCTCGACGGGGGCCGCAGCGACCGGGGCCGGCTTCGGGGCCGGGGTGCGGCCGGTGAGGGCGAGCAGGTAGCTCTTGAGGTCACCGTCTTTGCGGAGGGCGGCGATGTCCTCGGTGGTGGGCTGATTCATTACGTGGCCGCCATGTCGCAGAAACGGGCAAAGTGCCCTTGGAATGCAGTGGTGATCGTTGCGGTGGGCCCGTTGCGGTGCTTGCCGACGATCAGGTCCGCCTCGCCGGCGCGCGGGCTTTCCTTCTCGTAGGCGTCCTCGCGGTGAAGCAGGATCACGATGTCCGCGTCCTGCTCGATCGCGCCCGACTCGCGCAGGTCGGACACCTGCGGCTTCTTCTCGGTGCGCTGTTCGGGTCCGCGGTTGAGCTGGCAGAGGACGATGACGCTGATGTTGAAGTCCTTGGCGAGGAGCTTCAGCCCGCGGGACAGGTCGGCGACGGCCTGCTGCCGATTGTCGGCCCGCCCGACTTGCATCAACTGCAGGTAGTCGATGATCACGAGCCGCAGGCCTTTGGTGCGGACCAGGTTGCGGACGCGGGCCCGCAGGGTTGCGAGGGACAGCAGGGCGCCGTCGTTGATGTAGAGCGGGGCTTCGGCGATCGCGTCCTGCACTCGGGCGGCGGCGCGGGCGACGTCGCTGTCGGAGACGACGCCCTGTCGCAGGTGATGCAACGGGACGCGGGCCTCGGCGCACAGGATGCGGTCGGACAGGTCGCCGCTGCTCATCTCCAGCGACTCGATGAGCGTGGGAATCTTGTTGCGGATGGCGGCGCCGCGGGCGAAGTCCTGGGCGATCGTGGACTTGCCCATGGCGGGCCGGGCGCCAATGACGATCATCTGGCCGCCGGTGAAGCCCCCGGACAGGAGGCTGTCGAGGTCGATGAACCCGGTGGGCACGCGGTCTTCGTTGGTGGGTGGGGTGACGGCGCGGATGAGGCTGTCGCCGATGAGGTCGCCGATCGGAGCGAGGTTCTCTTCGTCCGTGGGCCGGACGGCCCCGTCAAGGTCGGCCTGAATGGCGGCAACGTCGGCGTCCTCATCGAAGGCCGGCGAACTGCCTTTGAGGATGGCGTCATAGCCGAGGGCGACGACGCGGGCGGCAACGGCCTTCTTGGTGACGCGGGCCGCGTACCAACTGGCGCTGCCGTAGTGGGCCTCGTTGCAGAGTTCCATGAGCTGGTCGGCGGGCGGCACGCGGGTGGGCATGCGACCGTCGGCATGCCAGGCCTCGAGCTGCCGGTGCACGGCGAGGTGCTTCAACTCGCCATCCCGGAAGACGGTGCGCAGCGCCTCGACCGCGAACCAGGACCAGCGCAGCCAGTCGATGGTGATGTCGGCCGGGTCGAAGCCCTCGGCAGCAAGTTCGTCGACGGCGGCGGGCTGCATGATCGCGGTGGCGACGAGGACCCGCTCGGCTTCGAGGTCGCAGGGTCGAGACGGCGGGCGCGGGCCGGCGTCGGCGACATCCTCGTCGGGAGCCCACATTTCGGTTTCGGTGGTCACGCGGGGTTCTCCTGGCTGGGGGTGGCGAACTGGGCGGCGAAGCAGGTGTCGCAGTTGCGGTCGCCGCACGGCCGACCGGCCGCATGAGCGGCTTCGATGCGACGGAACTCAGCGCGAATCTCGGGGCTCTTGACGATCCCGTTAGCGATCCAGAAGGCGAGCTTCCAGGTGTCGACATCGCAGTTGACCTGCTGGGCGATCAGGTGACGGAGTCGGTCGTCGGCGGGTGGGTAGCTCACGCGGCCTCACCCCGACGGCGGTCCGGGCCCTTGAACACGACGCGCTGGCACATCTCGATGAGCCGGCTGGTGACGCGGTCGCCGAGACGTTCGCTGATCTCCTTCGGCACCAAGTTGGAGGTGATCAGCGTCGGCAGGTGGTTCTCGTAACGCCAGTTGATGAGCCGGAAGTTAATCTCTTCGGTGAACTCGGTGGGCTTCCTCTCGGCGCCGAGGTCGTCGACGAGGAGCACCGACGCGTTGCGGTAGCGGTGGAACTCGGCCTCGGAGTCGATGCCGTGGCGGGGACGGAGCGCGGCGTACAGGTCGGCCGCGGTGGTGACGACCCACGTGGCGGCGACGCCGGCGATCGCCAGTTCGCGGATCGCGCCGTAGGCCTGGTGGGTCTTGCCCGTGCCGGTCGGACCGAGCAGCAGCAGGGAGCGTCCGCGAGTGACGGAGCCGACGGGTGCGCCGCG